TGATGCCAGAAAATGCAGAAATCGATGACATGCAAGAGGCTATCGATGACGGCGCATTTACGCCAAAACAAGTCGCGTTCCTCGATGCGCTGAAGGCTGATGACTGGCTCGGATTTGACTATCCAGCGCAAGCAATAAGTGCAGCATTATCGAACAATCTATCTGGCTTTGATCCATCTGATCGCCTTTGGGACACAATCAGCGATTTGAAAAAAGAGGGGGCGACATACAATTATGTGGTGTTTGACGATTCATTTATTCGCATCACTGAGGAAAACGGCAAGCCTGTTGATGTTGGCGCGGTGCTTGGTTCATCTCCGACTGTTCCTAGCGATGCCGATTACATGTCTGCTGTCAAAGCGGAAGATATGGAGACGGCGCAGCGGATGGTGGATGAGGCAGCGAGTAGAGAGTTAGATAACGCTCTTAGGGAATGGATCGTCACCTCATCGGACATATCCCTACACGCGTCTGACATTCTTGCTGGGGTTGACGCGCCACCTTCTCTTGGTGGGCGAAAAAAACGACGCGCAGCAGCAGTGATTCTTAACGCATTGGCAAACGCACCAAAAAATCCCGTAACATTGTATCGCGGTGCCACTGGTTCCGGCAACGGTATAGACTCTTGGACATCCAATGAAAAAACAGCAAATTACCACGCTCAAAAATCGGGCGGAAAAGTCGTTTCTACCCCGCTAGGCTCAGTCATTGCACTTGCAATCCCAGACTCCCCGGAGTCCGAATACATTGTGTCCGGTGTGCAGACTGCCAAATCCCCCAACAGTTTGTTGGTGCCGGAAGTTGCCAGCGTGACTGACCCCGTAGTCCGTGACGACAACGGCAACGTCATCCCACCCAGCCAACGCTTCAACAGCGGGAGTGACGACATCCGGTATCAGGCACCGACCGACCCCCGCGATGCCGAATACGCCGCTGCCATAGCCCGAGGTGATACGGAGACGGCGCAGCGGATGGTGACGCGTGCAGCTAGGCTTGCAGGAAAAACATTTGGCACATGGTTTCACGGTTCTCCGTCGGAGAAGAGATTTTCAGTGTTTGATCCATCGAAAGGTCAATCTTTCGGAGGGTGGAACGCTATTGGTAATTGGTTGACCCTGGATAAAAAATCAGCAGTAGGGTGGGCGAAGAACTACCAAGAAGTTGATGGAAAACTCGTTAAAAGCGATGGCACCGTTTATGCAGTTTTCACATTCATGAGCAGCCCCCTTTCGTTAGATGGTTTTGACGCACTCACCGATCTATGGTTTGAAATTACTGGGAAGATCACGAATAAAGCAACTTCAGCCGATGTTTCAAAATTCCGTGAGGAAGTTAAAAAACGTGGTTACGATGGAATTATTATTTCTAACGTAACTGGCGACTCATCATCGGGTGGTGATTCGTCACAGACCTACGCTATTGCGTTTGAATCAAACCAAATCAAATCGGCTGATCCAGTCACCTACGACAAGCAAGGAAATGTGATTCCGCTTTCCGAGCGATTCAACCCAGCTAGCGATTCTATCCTTCGCATCTCCCCCACTGTTCCGACACAAACGCAACTCAGCGATGCTCTCGCCAAGATGCCAACCGTTTATCGTGAAGTGTATCAAGCCGTTACTACTGGAACAAGTGTGGCCGATGTAGCGAAGGCGCGCGGTCTGTCCATAAAGGCCGTGGAAAACATCATGCGACGCACCATGAGCTTTGTTAGCTCCGTGGCCGGTGCTGCTGTCAATGATGGACCATCGACGCAAGGCAATATGATTGCTGGTGGCCGTCCTGATTTGGCACTGAGCACGATTCCTGCCGTGGCTGCTGTTGATCAAATGCGCAACGATCTCGATGTGCCCGACGTGCGCGGCCATGACGTAGTGAACGCACAAGCAGAGGCCATGCTGCGCGCTGATTATTCTGGCACCTATGACACCATGCTCGCGCTATCTCGCAATGGTTCGCAAATGTCTGACACGGAAGTGGCCGCTACCAAGATCATCATTGCGCGTGAAACGATGAAGGGGAATATTGAAAGCCCTGCCGATCGAATGAAGCTGGCAATGCTGATTCACGGCTATCGTGAAGTCGGCACTGACACTGCTCGCTCTCTGGCCATGCGTCGGGATCCGCACAAGACACCTGCAGAACGTCACGCGGCAATCATCGCGGAGGCTCTTTTCACTCCTGATGCGGAAACACGCCGACGCATGCGCAAGGATCCGAAGCGCGCGGAAAAAATGCTTGAAAGCTGGATGGCTCGCGTTGATCGCATTCAATCGCAACTGCTATCGCAAGGAATCAACCTGAAAGCAGCACTCGCGGAGCATTACGAAACCAAGATTGACCAGCAAGAAGCCGCGGTAGAAAACGACCAAACTGAACGTGTCATCACTACGGAAATTAAAAAGCTGACTCGCTTGCAAAAAGCTGTTGTCGAAGCCATTCGCGGCGGTGCTTACGTTACGAAGGCTGCTTACATCACCGGCTTGACTGTCGATGACGTGAAGGACATTTACGGAAAATTCATGGTCAACCTGCAAAACTCCATGAAGGAAGCGGCAAGCAAATACCTCGATGCCGTCCTGCGTGCTTCCCCCTCTGAGGGGCGCGGCATGATGGGCGATATTCTGGCTGACCTTGGATTCTACAGTCTGGATGAAATCGACGATACGCGCCAAGGCTGGACTGATCCGCGCAAGCGTACCAAGAAAGCCAAGAAGGCACGTAAAGCGAATCCAGTGGCGCAAACGCCGATTGTTACCCCTACCTCCAAACCGCAAGGGATCGACGAGCGCACGGGAACGTGGGATGATCGCCGGAGCTTCCAAGGCCAAGGTGAACTGATGCGTGACCCGATCGACGAGCGCACTGGTGATTACAACGAAGAAAGAGACTTCCAAGGCCAAGGTGAGTTAATGCGTGCACCTATCGACGAGCGCGCGGGATCATTCGACCTTAACGATCCGATGGCAGTGAAAGCCGTTCTTGATGCTTTCGCCCTGGCTCGTGGTAGCAAAATGGATGCACTCATGGAGTTCTGGCGCATGTCGATCTTGACCGGTCCACAAACTCACGTCGTCAACGTCGGTTCCAACGTCCTGCACAGCGCGTATCAAATGATACCTAAGCGCCTGATGGAAGCGACGGTGAATACTCTCTTTGGCAGCAAGGAAAAAGCTAGCTTTGGTGAATTCGTGCCGATGATGCGGAATCTCAAAGCAGGCCTAGCACTGGCATCGCGCAATGCACTGCGCTCGTGGAAGCTGGAAAGCCGCACGTTCGAGGCATACGCTACGGCAACGCCGATACAACTCGATTTCACTGGTGTCGGTTCTGAATACATTCCCCCTGCTCTCGGTGGCAAGTTTGGTAAGCTCATGCGCTCGCTATCCTTCCGCGCGATGACGGCCGCTGATGAGTGGATGAAGTCGGTTTATGGACAACTGGAAGCAGCCGCGCAAGCTCACCGGATTGCCAAATCAGAAAAACTTACTGGACCCGCTTATGACGCCAGAATGAATGCACTGATGCAGCCGGGTAGTGAAGCATGGGTGCGCGCGGCAGATGAAGCCAAGCGTGTGACATTCCAAGAAGACATCGACGGTAGCAATCCGCGATTGATTCACAGGATTGACCAGCTAGCAGAATTGGCGAAAACTGGCCGTGCTTTGCCATACATCGGCAAGCCTTTGACGTTCTTCCTGCCGTTCATCGATACGCCAACGAATATTTTCAAGCAAGCTGTTCTCATGTCGCCGCTTGGAACATTCTTGAGCATCGTCGATGGTGCTCGCGCACTGCGTCGCCGGGTGTTTGCTGGTGACATTAGCAAGGAAGAGGCAAAGCAGCGTGCATCAGAATTGTATGACCGTGCGCGCCTTGTTGAGGACGTGACCAACCAAGCGATTGGATGGATGGTGTTCTTCGCGATCGAAAGCATGGTAGCTGGGGAAGATGACGATGACGACAAGCTACCAAACATCACCGGCACTGTGCCGTATAAAACCACTGGCCGTGGAGAACGTGACAATACCTATGCTGTGATGCCTGCGCAAACGATACGCATCGGTGACTTGCAATTCAGCTATTCACGCATCGAGCCATTTGCTACGGCCTTGGCTTCTATGGTGGATTTTTCCCGAAGCATCAAACGCAATGGCTTCGGCTCCGTGGCAACCTCTGAGTGGTTATCGAGATTCAAGGATGCAGCGAAAGATAAAACATTCCTGCAAGGGGTGTCTTCGCTATTCAACGCCATCGAGGATCCTGACCGCTTCGCGGAACGACTGGCCGCAAACATCGCGACTGGATTCGTGCCAAACATTGTGCGCCAACCGCTGCGCGAACTGGATGGTAACATTCGCAATACTGACCCGGCTGCTGATGCTGGATTCTTTGAAAGCGTAGCAACTCGCATTGGCTACGGTGTTATTCCGCAAACTGCACCAGTCCGGACCGACGTGTGGGGCAATGAAGTAAAATCGAATCGTGGTAAAATCACTGGCCTAACTGCTGCTGATGCTGCACTGCGCATCTTTGACCCATTGAACGTGCAAGTAAATCCTGACATTGATCCGATCGATCGATGGATTTACAAATGGAATTTGCAAACTGCCGATAGCAAGGATCGTGTATCGATTCAACCGATCACCAACAAGCTGCAAGGCACGGTGCCGGGGGAAAACAAGCCTCGCTCGTTTGCGCTGACACCAGAAGATCAACGCGCGGCCAATGAAGCAGCAGGTAAAGCAGCGCGCGCCGCATTAGGCGATGGGTGGGATAAGCTGCCGCACACTCAAGAGTATGCCGATAGAATCACCGATGCCGTGCAGGAAGCACAACGAGACGAGCGCGATCGCTTACGCATTCAGAAAATCAGTGAAATGAGCAAGTAAACTACCGATTGCGTTTTAGTTGATTGGCGCGTTCTAGCTCTTGGCGTATTCTTTGCAACTCGCGCTGGTTGTCTTGCTGCATTTCTCTCGTCTCGATGGCGATGAGCTCGGAATCAAGCGAGGCCTGAGCTCTGGCTCGTCGTGCTTCTGCTATCTCCGGCGTGATCTTATTGCTACTGAGTTCGGCGTTGATTTCATTCATGGCCGCGCGCATGCGCATACGTGCCATGGCTCGTTCATCTCCGCTTCTCGCGAGTGCTTGGTCTTTGGGGTTTTGCCCTGCCTCGCCTGCTTTTACTTTGCGCAGATATGCTTCCACCTCATTCTCTTTGACTTGAGAGAATCCTAAAACGGAAAGGAAAAAAAATGTGATGATAATTTTCATAGCGAGAATGCTTTATCACTTCCTCGCCGTGCTGTCAATTAGGGAATTATCAAACGCCAAGAACGCTTTTACGAGTGCGCCTCACGTCACGATTGAACGCGTAGGCCACCTGTGACCGTAGCAATCCAACCTCTGTGATCATGAGTATCATCACTTTTTTCCGTGCTGCATCTGCTTTTTTCCCGCGAATGTGAGCAGTGATGAATACGGGAGGTATGGCGAACTCTTTTGCTACCTCGAATGCGATATCTCTACATTGTTGTTTTTGCTCCTGCGAGAAAGGTGCTGGTGTTCTCATGCGCTGTAAATTGCCTACTTTCTCAGGAAAAGACAATCGCAATAATCCTGCGCCCATTTAACAGCGCGATTTTTCACGTTACCATGCGGCCATGATTACCGTTGAAGGCAAGGGCGATACCATCTACGCATCGCCAACGAAGCGAAAAACAGAACGGAAAAGCTTCGCTTCTTTGAGTCCGCTCATGCGTGAACTCAACAAGACGCAAATCGAATGGCTACTTCGCCATTGCACGGAAAGATTCAATGACTTGCATCAAAAACTAAGCACTTGGCGCGCGAAGATGTCCAAGTGGGAGCGCATGAGCGAGGATGATTACAGCGATCGCCGTACGGAACCGGACGAAGTAAACTCTGCCAGCATCAAAGATATTTTCCGGCTGCAAAATGATACGCTCGGCACTGTTAGCGGTTTTGTGGATTTCCATTACGCCCAGGCGAAAGACGATATTTTTGGCACTCGTCCGTGGCTCGCCGCTACTCCAGAAGGTAGCGAGGATGGAGACTTGGCCGACGTCATCACCAAGCATTCCAACTGGAAGCTAGGATATTCCGACGTGGAACCGGCACTGCATGACGCTCTCAAGGTTTCGACTTGGGGCGGCACGTCGTTTGTGAAAGCCTCTTATGTGAAGGACATCGAAGTGCTGAAACGCACCATGCCCGTAGCTGTGAATGTGAAAACAGGCGCGGACATCATGAATGCCGACGGCACGCCGGCCAAAACGGTGGAGCAACTCGTCGCGCTGAATTATTCCGAAGAGCAAGTGAGATGGGACATGCGTGATGTTTCCGACACTGAAACGGTCTATGCCAATGTCAGCAATGGTGTGATTGATTTCAAGGACATCGCCTTCGAGACGACGGCCCCAGAACTCACGCTGCGATACACTGATGTTTTCTGCCGATTCAAGTGCGGCCTGCTCGATGTGATGGAACGCTACAATATTCCGATGGATAAAAAGCCATCATTGTTGGCCGCAATCCAAGGCATCGACGAAAGCGCGCGTGATCACCGAGATGAAAGCCAAGTGTCATCTTACGATCCGAGCAACGAAGACACCAATCCTGCTGTAACTCTGGTGGAGGGCTTCGTTAAATGCGCTCCTATCTCTGGCCGTCTGAATCGCATCCATGTTATTTTTTCGCCTGACCTGCATATTCTCTTTGCTGCTGACTACCTCAGCAACATTACGCCCGGCGGCATTCTTCCTGTATTTCCTGTGCGAGTGAATCGCATACCTGGGCGCATCTTTGGCCGTGGCTATTTTGAGAAATACGAAAACACCGACAAAGCGATTGACCGTCAATTCAACCTCATCACCTACCGCAACCGCGCGCATGCTCATGTGTGGACCGCGTTTCAACCTGATGCACTGGCCGATGACGCGGAGGGAGAAGACATTGAAATGGATCCGCTCAAGCCTCACAAGCTCAAGCCTGATAAAACGATCAACGATTTGATTGGCTTTGCGACTGCGCCCGATAGTAATGCGCGCAGCGAAAATATCTTAAACTCGCTGATGCAAATGGCGCAAATGCGTTCTGGCATTACCTCAGCGGCACAAGGAGAACTCAAGGGCGTGCCAAGCGCTCAAACTGCCACCGGCACGCGTGATCTGCAATCGCGCGGTGCTACGATTGTTAAAGCTCCCATCGATGAGCAAGTGGCTGATATTACTGCCATTGTTGGTTATGATGTCATGCTGATCTACGCGAACCAAGATGCAGATGAAACTTTTGCTTGGGGTGAAGGCCGTGAAGCGGAACTACTCAAGATCGAGGCGAACGTAGTGCGCGGCATTCGTAGCAATGTAAAGCTGACGATGACGCAAGCACAAAACCAGCGCAAGTATGAGGCAGCATCGCAGGCTATCCAAACAATCATGATCTACGTGCAGTTGCCGGAAATGGAAAAACCAAGTGCGCGGTATGCTTTCGTGCAAGCGCTCAATGCGATCGGTTTCCACAATGCGGAAGATATCATTCGTCAAGCAGCGATCGATCTGCCCGGCATCATCGCCATGTTCCCGCCTGATGTGGCTCCTATCGTCGAGCAAGCACTTGCTGCAGCTGGTTACGGCGGTGCTCCGCAACCTCCTACCAATCCTGCGCCCATTGAAGCGGTTGCGTAAATCTTTTAAATCAATCACGTCATGTCCGATTACACCGTCAACATCGATTTACCAGATTACAAGCTGGGTGACGTGTGGCCTGGGCTCCAACAAATTGGCCCCATCACCGATGACGAAGAAGAGCCGATTGGCGGCACGTTATTGCGCATGACATGTGAATTTATCCATAGCTCCGGTGCTCGCTTTCTGCTCGATACCGATGAAGACAACGAGTCACGCGACGGGATCATCACCATCGAGGATGATGCTACGTGGCAAGCCACGATCCCCGAGCAAGCTTTCCTTTCGTTGGCCGGTTATTGGTCGTGGAAAACCAAGGCTTATAGCTCTGAATCACCTATCCCACTAACCTGCTACGACGGTTTAATCACTGTTCATATCTGATTTTATGCCATTCTTTCCATTCAATATTCTGGCTCCTATTACCCTTGGTCGTAAAGGTCCAAAGGGTGATCCCGGCGATACCCCAACAAGCATCGCGTGGGAGAGCGTCACGGACAAACCTGCTACGTTTCCAGCAGCAGGAGTTGGCGATGATTCAAGCGAAATACTCCAATACCACGATGGGTCTGGTCCTCCAGCACAACCATCACGCTTTGTTATGCGGCACCCTGCTTTTGGAGTGACTCACAAAAGCGCAGACGATGTGCGTGATGACATTTTAGAAGCAGCGAAAAAACCTTTAGGCCCCTACGCAAACGACGCAGCCGCTTCCGCAGGTGGCGTTGCTATTGGCCACCTTTACTACACCGCTGACGGGTCGGTAAAACGTCGAATTTCTTAACCACAACAACACACCACCATGCAAATATTCCAAACACTATTCAATCTCGCGCGCAATCGAATCCATGACTGCGCTATCGGCGCCAAAGCCGTCGTTCTTGACGAGTTGCGCACATCACCATCTCGCGGCCTTTACGTCGGGGTGTCGGGCGACGTGTCATGCGTTCTCGCTGATGGTCAAACCGTTCTGTTCACCGCGATGGTAGCGGGGGTTATCCATCCAATCGCAGTTGTGAAAGTGAATGGAGATGGAGCTACAACCGCAACTAATTTAGTTTACACAGTATGATCAAAATCGGCTACCAGATCGGACTGCAAACACTGGCAAATATCGAAGTCCACTTCGGTCACATGCTTGACGATCTAGGCAACCATCTATGCGACGAAAACGGAAACAGATTTAAACTTTATGAGTGATATTAATCTAACACAAAACATTAGCAAACTCCTCAAGGTTGAGGCGGGAGGAATTCTTGACTTTTTTAATGAAAGTAAAATCCAAGAAGCACCTATCGGCGGCATTCGCCAAGTGTGCATTGCTGACTATAAAAAAGATTGGTCGCTAGGATCGAACTACTATCGTGGTCAATCAACTTCTGAAGCCATTAGGCTTACGGACATGCAGTTTACTGCTCCATCGAATTACAATGACGATACACAAGACTTCGTTGTTGGTAGTTGGTGGGTGCTGGAAAATGGCGATATGTATCAATGCTCTGACGCTACTACAAGTAATGCTGTATGGAGCATTATTTCAACATCCATTCCTGACCCAACTATCGTAAGTGGAGGTGGAGAGTTTGACATAACTTTTGCTGCAACGATTCCTACTTCTTGGAAATCCAGCAATATGCTCATTACTAATTTGCACTTTGGAAACACAGTTACGAACATTGATTCGACAGCATTTTATGATTGCCAAGGCTTGACTGGCGGTCTTGTCATTCCGAATACAGTATTAAGCATTGGGATTAACGCATTTCAGCAATGCATTGGCTTAACTTCACTCGACCTCGGCACATCGGTTACTAGCATTGGCGATGGTGCGTTTGCATACTGCACTAACATATCAGGCGACCTAATCATTCCTAACACAGTTACAACTATCGCAAACTCGGCGTTCTACAGTTGCACTAGCTTTGCAGGAACGCTCACCATTGGCACATCGGTTACAAGTATTAGTGACAACGCATTCTTTGACTGCAATTTCACAGGTGACTTAATCATTCCAGATTTAGTTACGTATATTGGTGACTCAGCATTTTATGGATGCAATTTCATGGGTGACTTAATCATTCCAGATTTAGTTACGTATATTGGTGTTGATTCATTTTATGGATGCAACTTTAATGGAACCTTAACTATTGGAGCCACTGTTAGCACTATTTCCTCTAGTGCATTTTATGGGTTTGCATTTACAGGCGACCTAATTATTCCAGACTCAGTTACAAGTATTGGTGACTCAGCATTTTTTTCATGTCCATTCACAGGTGACTTAATCATTCCAGATTTAGTTACGTATATTGGTAATTATGCGTTTTGTGGTTGTGGGTTTACGGGAAATTTGACTATTGGAAATGGAGTTACAGACATTGGTTACAACGCATTTGAAACTTGCGGCTTTGAAGGAGTTTTAAGCATAGGAAGCAGCGTTGAGAATATTGGTGACTCAGCATTTTCTTCATGTCCATTCACAGGTGACTTAATCATTCCAGATTCAGTTACAACCATTGGCGATTATGCGTTTGCATACTGCGCTGGATTCACTGCCATTAACTGCTTAGCTGATCCAGCACCAACACTCTCAGGAACATTATCCGCCTTCAGTGGGGTAACAGTCACGGAAATACATGTTCCAGTTGGAGCAACTGGTTATGGTGCTTTTTATGGTGGACTAGAAGTATTCGACGATTTAATTTTATGAAATATGCACACACAGATAGCAAAGGTAGAGTCTTACGCATCCTTGATGCGCCAACAGACAAAACAACATCAATAACTGACAAGCAATCCGCAGTTGTTAATGCTAACCAGAAAATTCCTCACTTCATTGTGGGAGGTGAATTGCTGACACAGCGTCAATTCATTGATCGCGAGATTGTGGCACATCGTGTTGAACAAGAAGCCAAACGACTTGCTGCAATGTCACCAGAGAAACGTGCTATGCACTTAAAGTTTCTTGCTTCTAAAACACCGAAGCCACGCGCAATAACCAAGCGTGAACTTGTGGATAAGCTGATTGACTTGGGAGTTGCTACTGAGTTCAACGCCCTACTTGGCAAGCTGCCACTTGAGGAGAAGCTACGTTGGGAAGCGTCACCGACAATCCATCCAGAGTATCCATTCTTGGTGCAGGGTCGTGACATGATTCTCACCGCACTCGGAATCACTGGCGAGCAGTTCGACAGCATCTTCATCTAAATCATTTATAAAAACGCGCTAATTTCAGATTTAGTAACAGCAATACAAGTCACAGAATATGCACGAACATAGCGCAACATACAACATAGTGAACGGTTTAATCGGAATTGCCGCATCTTCCTTAGGTGTCATTACTCAGTTCCAAGAGCAACTGGATTGGGCTTTGAAGACATCTTCAACGATATTGTTAATCTGCGTCTCCAGCATTACACTTTTCAACCTATTGAAAAAAAAGAAATGAACCAAAAGCAATCCATGGCAAGGCTGTTCCTCTACATTCTTATCGCAATGGGAACTAGTGCGAGCGCAGGATTACCCACGGTTAATTTTTCCGATTGGCGCGAAACTACTTCATTCATGCTTTCCGTGGCGATGACAGGTTTGATTACCGCCCGAAGCTACATTGACCAGACACCAAGTAGGATTGACCAATAATTTATGCCTGAATTCCACTACAGAAAATTGCTACCAGTAAGCGAAGGGAAAAGAACCTATCGCTACGTCTCAACTGCTGTGAATTCCTGCAAGCTGCGCGGCAAACTAGCTAGGGATCCTGACGCTAATTTTTATTCAGGAGATGGCAAGTTACGCGCATGGATTCGCAAAGGGATTCTATATGCAAGCGAGAACTACGCATGGAACGGCTCTTCACCAAAGCGTTACATCGGCACTGATAGAGTTGGATTCTGGTTAGGCACACCCGACTTTGAGAAGTCTCGTCGTGCATCATTCTTCCATGACATACTATTCCAATTTGCTGAAGTCGGTCAGTGGGACATGTTTCAGTGCAACTATCAATTCTTGTGCATCATGGAAGATGACGAATTTAAGCTCGCCAACCAATACTTCGAGGCCGTGGAAATGTTTGGCGAAAAATACTACGGACACGATAAAGAAGGAGTGAGAATGACATTATTATGAAAGCAAAACTAGAATGGTTTCTACTGTGCATCGTGCATATCGTCTTGATGATCGTCGTGAATTCTTGCGGAGTCGTCTATGAAGGCAAGTATGGTGAATACACTCTCACGCCGACTGGCACAGTAGTGATCAAACCTAAATACGCTCAACCAACTAACGATAAATAATCTATGAAAGTCACATCTGACCATTGGATAGATACCGCAATCCGCGTGCCGCTGAAAGGTGGCTCGCCGATGAATATCCGTCGTTTCCTCATTCAGCACTTCACAAGCGGCGCCACGGCCATGAGCTCGATCAATTTCTGGAAATCACCAGAAGCACAGGGAGCGTGCGCACACTTTGTCATCGATCGCGATGGCACGCTTTACCAATGCCGGCCGTGCAATGTCACTTGCGGTCAAGCTGGTAAATCGACATGGACGCATGACGGCCGTAAATTCGACGGCCTCAACTCTTGCTCGATTGGCATTGAGTATGCCAACGCCGGCGACTCTACCAATCTGATCACCAAATGGTCAAAGCTCCCTCCGTTGTTGGCCAAGCACAAAAACGGCGGTCCACGTTGTAATTGGGAACGCTACACGCCGGAACAGATTGCCACTGGCAAAGAGTTGTCGAAGGTATTGTGCAAACGATACAATCTTGATGCGATTCTTGGTCACGATGACATTGCACCCGAAAGAAAATGCGACCCAGGACCCGCATTCCCTATGCAAGATTTCCGCACTTACTGCGGATTCTGATTTCCACCGTCCAGACTGCCATCACCGCGAGGCTGGCTAGGTGTTAGTATTCCTTCATAAGTCTGGACGGGTCCTTTTCTCTCCACAAAAACGAAGCCAGCCGACGGAATTAGGTGTTCGCACCCCGTGATGACGGCAGGAGAGCTACCCCGCTCGGAGGTGAAAGCCCGAGCGGGGTTTTTCACGTCCTGCCGTAAATCCTGCGCCCATTTTAGAATCAAGAAAAATTGGTATCATCGCGACTGATGACCACGCAAAATGAGAGCCAAGGCGCACAGTCTGGCACTACTGATGACGGCACCAACGCAGGCGCAACGCCGCACGGTTCCATGGACATGATGGACTACTCTGCCGATGATCTGCTTGCAGCCATCACCAGAGATAAAAGCACTGCCACACCTGACACACAGCAACCACCGAATGCCCAAGGCGCACAGCCTGACGCTGACGATGATGCCGATCAGAATGGCACACAGCAACACGGAAAGCAACAGGCCATTCGTCTGCGCTTATCGAGTCTGACTCCTGAACAGCAAGCTGAAACAGCAGAAGCATACGCGCTGGTTCGCGATGGGAAAGCTACTGACCTCGTAGAGGCCTTTAGTCAACTCCGCGGCACCAACACTACGCCAAACGCTGATGCCAGCAATGCAGATCAAAGTCAACCGAGCAGCCCCGCGAACGATCCTGTGTCAGAACTGGAAACGCAAATCAAAGAATTACGCGCCGAACGCCGCAAGGCCAAGGAAGCATTCGAGGACGAGAGTGAAAGTGAACTGACCGAACAGATTGAGAACCTCACAAGGAAACTCGCCAAAGAAGAAATGAAGGCCGAGCTAGCACTCCAACAAAGAGCGCAGCACACCAACGACTTTGAGGCGCAATACCAAGATGCGGTGATCGACCTGGAACAAAGCTTCCCCGATGTGCTGGATGACAATAGCGAATTCACAGAACTGCTTTCCTCAAAAATGGATGCGGCACGCTACCGGAATGATCCGGGTCTAGCGGATCCTCGTTTCATTTTACAGCTAGCTGATCAAGTGAGCGCTCTGCTTAACAAACCATCTGGACGCACGCCTACTGCCCCACCAAATGCGCCTCGCGCTACTGGAGGAAATGTGGCTCCCGCTCATAACCCTGTCCCTCGCCCGTCTGAGGATCAAATGCGCATGGCAATTGAAAACGCATCGCCGGAAGAGCTTCTTCAAGTTCTCTCCAAAAAGCGGTGATTTAACTCCACTCAACTATTTAACGCATTAATTTTATGCCAACTTACAACACTCCAAATCCGAACGCTCCAACGCTCGATGAAATCCTATCTGCCGCACCAAACATGCAGCAGGATGCCGTAACCGCTTACTTTCACAAGGCTAGCGGTCAACACAATGCGCTATCGCTCTTTACTGGCAAGTTCGATCCGAACGCCATTAACGGCGGCCAAACGAGCGTGTTCTGTGAAAAAAGTGAACTTGCTGCAGGCGGCAAGCAACGTGTGCACTTCAATACCATCGGGCTTCCCGCTGGTCCGGGCGTGCGTGGCGATGCTGTTCTGACCGGCAATGAGTCTCGCAGTTCCATGCTAACGTATGAAGCAACTGTCGATTGGGTGCGCGATGCGATCGTGCTCACCGAAGACGACATTGCTCACATTGAAGCTGGTGGCAATCTCAAAGCTACGCTGATGAGCCTGCTCGCCATGAAAATGGGTCTGCACAAACAGAACGCCATGCTTCGCCGCATGATTGACTTTGCTTATAACCTTGCTGTTACCCCTGCAAACTGGGCAAACGGAACAAGTCGTGGCAATGTCTATCGCGTCGGCAATCGTGCCAATGTTCACGCTCTCACTCCTGATGACACTCTGAGCATCGATGTCTCGAACACCGCTCGCTCGCTGCTGTCAACCATGGGTGCAAAACCACTCAAGCGTGACCTGAGCAAAAACGGTTCACCGATCAACAAGTATTTGATGTTCGCCACTGATACCGCTCTTCTGCCGATCCGCAACGATTCGTTGTTTCAAACGGCAAGAGAGAATGCTGACGTGCGCGGCAAAGAGAATTCTAGCTTCACTGGTGAACTTCTCGATTGGCAAGGCAATCCGTTCTACGAATTCCCCGTGACTGATCAAGCATGGGATGACTTCCAAGGCGGTCCGCTCATTGCTAAGGCTCGTGTCACTGTTGCTGCGGCTCCCGGCACTGTCGGAGGTCCTAAGCTCATCGTGAGCGCTACCAACACCAAGTCGCTGTACTTCCAGTGGTTTGATGGCTATCGCTACACGCACAGTCGCTTGGAAGCACTGCCTGACCTCAGCACTGTTGAGTATTACGGCTGGGCTTGCAACCCTGATGGCTCGCGTGTGTTCTTTGCTTACGCTGGGAATCACAACGGCAACCAGATCACCATCACCAAGATTCTTTCTCCTGGTGGCGTGGCTGGAACGACCATCGATCAAACCACTGTTGGTCAACTCGTTGCTGGTTCTACCGCTGCTTATGCTTCGGGAACCGCTGGCGTGTTCACTGTCGGCGGCACTGGTGTCAACTTGCCTACTACTGGCTTCGTTTACACTGATACGATCGCTGCTGGTGCTGTGATCTTCCAAGCGAACAGCCAAGGCACGCTTTACACGCGCTCCTTCATGCTCGCTTCCTGCGCTGGATTGCTGGCACATGGCAAGGTCAAGATGGCTGAAATTGGTCAAAACTTTGACTATGATTTCGTCATGGGTAACGGTTTCCAAATGATCTTTGGCACCGGCATCCCGCTTGATCCATTGGGCCGTCCAAATGGCTACTTGCTCATCGAGCACGCCTTCGAGCCTGTCGGTTACGCTGTGCCTTCCAAGGTATAATCGACTCCGTTTGATTCAGTGCGGTGGTGGGTTTCTGCCACCGCACTTTTTCTTAATTCTCTCACTTCTCACTTTTCAACTCATGCCTATCTATTCAAAACTAACTCTCAAGCCTGCTGGCGATGTCAAAGACACACATTTTGTACGCCTCGTCATCCATGACGTAGCCAACGCTGGCCGATATACTTTACAAGCTCGCAGCAATCAATTTGTTTTCGAGAAATGCCCTGTCGTAAATCGTCATATCCTCGATATCCCTCTTTCTATTTGGCAAGATGGCTCGCAGTCCGCAAGCTCTAGTGCTGCATGGCGCGATAATAATTGTATCGCCGAACAGATTCGCCGGTCCAACGCAAGTGTCAGCATTTACGTGCTGCCTTACGATGGCGCCATAATCGATACTGATATTAACGCCCCGACCGATCGTGCGGCATCGTTGTTGACTGCCTTGAAAGACTTGTTCCAGATTTACGGTGCTCCCGAAGAAATTGCCAAGCTCTGTGAAATGGCTGAAAATGGCGCGGCTTCCAGCGAACTTCATACCTACGCCGAAAGCGTCCGTGCGCAATTCTCTGAACCAACTGGCGACACCTCACCTGTGCCGCAACCTGAACCAGAGCAATCAGCACCCGAAGAAAAACCGAAGCGAAAGAAAGCCAAGGCCGCATCTGTCGAAGATCCTGACGACCTCGCCTAATTATTCATCCCTCACGCTGACCACTCATGACCGTAAACCAAGTAGCAACGCTCCTGCTCACGCATCTTTCCCCCGAAGAAAGAAACATTCCTGATTCCGTAGATTATCCTGGCCGTAATGCCGTGGTAATTGCGGCGATGAATGCGGCCCTGCAGGAAATGTTCATTGGCGCGCGGCCATGGGTGGCATGTGATGATGCAGGCGCATTACTTCCCGCTCCTAAAACGGTGAGTGTGGCAAGGATCGCTGGCGAACACGCGGCAACAATCACCGGATGGGAATATTGGATGGCAGGCTGCACGATCGTGATCGAAGGTGAAGGCCAAGACAACCGCATCAAAAACGATAGCAATCCTGCGTCGCTCATGATTCCTGCTGCCACTACCGGAACGTTATCGGCGGTGGTCTATGCTGACAGCATTAGCATTGCTCCTGATGTCATCGACGTTCGCTCTCCGGTTCTGGCCGATGGCCGATTCTTGACTGATACGCAAACTCGGGACCCTCGCGCCTATGCCGTGTCTCGCCGGCAAATCGACTACGGTAGCAGCCTGAATGTTTCCTACCCTAACCGCGCATCGGATTGCGCGGCACAAGTGCAATTCTACCGCGTTTCTACGTGGAGCCCCGGCAATGGTATAGCAGTGCAAAAGCGCATCGAGTTCTATCCACCGCCTGCGGCCGCAACTGCGATCAGCTACAAGGCAACGCTCGCGCCATTGGTCATCACTGATCTTAGCAGCAACGCATCATTGCCGATTCCGCTCGGGTTTGTCGCATCGATCTATGTGCCAATTTGCGAAGAGGCTCTTATGGATTCTCCTTTTTTCCGTCCTGCTATGCCTGATGCTGTAGTCACAAAAGCAGCAAAGGCGCGGAAATTACTTGCTGACATTAACCCTGCTTCACACCGTTCCCCTCGCTTCTCTCCTATCGGATAAACACCATGGCCGATCACGACTCATTCCGACCGATCACCATCGAGCAGCGGCTAACGCTTCCGCTCAACGGCACCATTTACACAACTACTCGCGTAGTAGCTGCGGAGAAAGGCGCGCCAAAACTTGGCGAAACCATGGTTAATGAACTCGGTAGCACTTGGACTGATAGTCTCGTTGTGGCAACCAGTCACGTTCCTGATTCCGCAAAGAGACAACTCACCATCACTCACGCGCGGATTTCTACAGAAGCGGAACAACTCGCCTCGAATTGGGAGTGGCAAGAAGTAAGCACCTCCGTCGGTCAACTCAAGGGCGTAGCACGCACTTTCATTTATCTCACGTCTGCATTTTCTCAATCGTCGCCTGCTCTTGGATCCTCTATGCCGATTTATGCCGGGTCCACTGTGCCAGTGAGTGCGGTCACGGCCAACTTCATCGCTGGTGATGGGTATGTTCTTTTCTCCCGCGATGTCGCAAGCAGCGGCACACAGCTAGAACCAGTCTTCCGCGTTGAACGTCGCGTTTACATCAAGCGAAAAATCGTCCGCTCAATCGGTGTTGATAGCACCAACGGCAAGCCATTGTATGCCACTGTCGAGCTACGTCACCGCGATGAAGTCCAAAGCGGCACGCCACCAACTGCCGTAACATACGGTGCCCTGCTCGCCGATCCTGCCAATGCGTTTTGGGGCGTGCAAGCTGACGGCACGCAACGCACCGCGCGGCCTGCCACTGATGAATGGATTGAAATCACCACCGAGCAGTTAGTGAGCGGAACATTTGTCAGCGATGTAGTCACCCTGCAAACATACAACACCATTCAGAACTTCTATTGGCCTCCCGTATTAGCAACTGGCAGTTTAGAGTTTTCTTCATGGGTGCGTAGAGACGGGGGGGCTGATATTTATCCTAGCTATAAATATACCAACGACGGTTATGACGGCCCATGTTATTCGCTCATCACCCGAACATGGAAAAAAACACCGTTTACGATTATTCCACCTGTGCAGATGTTGCCTACGCCAGTGAACTACGCATCACCATTTTTTAATATCAACATTCCAGCGTGTTTGCACGGTGAAGTAGAGTGCGTCTGTCTTACTGGTAGCGAAGACCCCATTTACGTTTACGGAACGGGTAACGCAAAAACAACAGATGCAACTAACGTGACCGCATGGCCCGACACCATTATTGCCGCTGACTCCCAAGAGCCATACAAGGGTGGGTATTTGCGCACAGTGATTACAATCACCAAACCAAGCTACACCCCACCATCACCATGATTGAAGGAGACGATTTACCACCGTTACCACTATTAACAACTGGAACTCGCATTACGGGCTCCGCTATAGCTGGATGGGGTATCCCTTTAGAGTCCAAGAAGAGAGAAAATGTGGCAGTCGTGGATTGTCCTTTTGGTTACATTTATAACGATGATGGTGACAAAATATTGCGCGGTGGCGTCGTCACGGGGGGCGTCACTAACCACGTCGCGGGTAGTTACACTCTGAACATGGCTAGTGGGGACGGGACGTGGGTCTGGTTGAGCGTTTCATTCACGGCCAATAGTGCGGATGGGGTTCTTCTTGCTGGCGTGGCTACGGTTAATTCCACTTCATACGCAAGTGGCGCCTCTATTCCTAATAACACAATTCCAACGGCTCTGTCGCCAAATGGGATAATTAAAGTCCCCATCGGGTATTACCAAGATGGTCAGTTTATTCCGTTGGGCTGCGGCAATGTCAATGTAAACCATTGCCCTGGCTACATTAGCAGCAATCGAGCAGTATGATATGAGCGACTATTACCCTGAGATTCAAACCGTTTATGATTGGTATGACGCTCTGACGGGTTGTCATGGCTGCTGCCCCCCGCCCATTTGTCGCATCCCGATTTTAGAGTGCCAAACGATACCGGCTCAGTTGTGCGTTTTTACGGTGCTACGCGAGGTGGATCCAGAAATTGAACCGCCGCCGGATCCTTGCTATGATTTTTACCGAACTCATAAACTTGGCTGTTCCATCAGCCATACGGACACAATTTCATATTTAGGTGAAACTATTGAAACTACAGCTTTTGAATACGACAGCTACACCATTGAAACATATCCATTTTCGGCTATGAGTCCGTGCGTGTCTGATGTTGATTGCGTCACCAGTGGCACTATCACCGTCAATTCCTACGGATTTTACACTGTTGAAGTCATTTTAGGCGTGCCGACAATCACCGAAGGACCATTCGACAGCTTACTAGAAGTCTGGACGTTGAGCAATATGGCAGGGATGCCAGATGTTTTTTGGGTGCCAGGCGTAGACGAAACAGAAGATGATCGCCCAAACTTTCCAGAAGGGTGCTACCCAGTTTGGACTGTAGTTAGAACTGAATACGATGCTACTTATGTTGGGGTCCACCTTACTGGGTCAGTTGCGCAGGCACCAGTAACGCGATACGAAACACATACTCTTGGAGCGTGTGGTGGCGGTGGTGGAATCACAATCTATGACGAATATTCCGATCCTGTTGTTTGTGCTGACTTTTTAGCTGATTTAGTAGCACTAAGCGGGGACCCGACTAAGTATTTAGCTGGGGGCTGCGAAGCGCGCTATCTCTGTAACGAGTGTAGCTTGGTGTGGGAGGCCGTTGTGCTTCGTTATCGATGGCATGTGCCGCCGTGCCATACGGGAAGTTATTATAAAATTGAGTGGGATGAATTATTTCTCCCTAAGTCGTATCTCGATTGGTATGAGGCTGCGTTAATCAGTGTTGACGGTATCGAAGTATTTGATCCGAACGCGGATCCCCCTCCAGAGTTACCGGTGCTGACTCCAAAAACTTGGACATGGGGCGGGGCGGTGTTAGCAGAGTGTGGCGTTGGCATGGATGATTTTAATGAACGTTATGAAATGGAATCAAGGATTTCTCCGTGGTCGCTACCCGTATTGCCAACTGAAAACGGGCATACCATAATCGTTAATCCCGTGGTTTGGTGCGTGGAAAATAACCCATTTGGAAACTTGCCACAACCTTTAGATGGCCAAGTGTTTGGCACCGAAACATTTAGCCTGCTCGATCTTGATCGCGATAATATCTTAGACGAAAACGAGCCAATGCCACTGCCATGATTGATCCATTTTCAAAAAATGAGGCCCCTAGAAATTCTTTAGTCGCCATCGACATGTCTGCAAAAATACGCTGGCGAATCAAAGGCAACGATGATGGGCATGTGTATCAAGGAAACGTGTTGCATGTCTCGTGCAAAACCTGCGGACAACCGCCCAAGACACAAATTTTGCTCATTAAAGAGAATCCCGACAATAGTCATGATTTACCAATCATTATTTGACCACCGCCATTGACCACCAGTAGCGATTATGTGGGCATTTCCAAGATCGCGAATGAATGGAAAAACCTAGCTTTGATCGCCTCTGATCGTCACAGATCGCATTGAAATACGATTTTAAATCTGCGACGTCTACCGATTCCGCCACAGTGGCTTTACTAACAACGTCGAAGAAGCTTCTCGTTGCGCGTGCGGGAAAATAGGCGACTGA